CTTTCCACGTATCAATCCATAGGTGGCATTTTGGACAATAAGGCAAATACCGGGGAACTGTGGTTTTCGGTTTTGACTTTAAATCTTTCTTCATCGATTTCTTGTTTTTCATTTTAGAGCATAGGTTCATTGGATCCAGCAAATGGAGTGTTTGCTGGATTAACCTTTTTGTTTCCCAGAAACTTCAAGGTCTCGGGAAGCGCAGGCTCTTCGGTATCCATACCGAAAATTCTCATCGCCTTGAGGCCGATGTCCCGGTCACTGATGAGTTTAATAGGCTTTTGTCCTTCTTTACTGTCTGGCATTTTCGATCTCCTGTTGTCCTTGCTTGGACTGACTTATTCCCTTCCTCTTGCTCTCGAGGTTGTTGCTATGGAGTTCCGGGATCTGGGGAAGTCTGGGACCGGTGAGCCCGGGACGCGGCTGGCTCGGTTTCTCTTTAAGCTGGGCAGTCTGCCCGGCCAAAGCCTTTGGTGCCTGGATAGCGCCGCCGGTCTCTTTTTCAATCTCATACCACACCGCAGCGGCCAGCAAGGAATCCCTTTCGGCCTCACTCAACGTCCTTTCGGGTGCAAGGTTGAGGGCATACTCCAGGTGCCTGAATGTAGGCAGTTCTCTCCGGGCACTCTCGCGTAGCTTCTTGCGGATTTCGCCAGGTACATCCTCTTCCTTGAAGGTCTTCTCGAGAATGGTCTCATCGCTGTACCAGGTCGTCTGAGCCTGAGCCACCGCGATGTTGGCGATGTTCTGCTCGGGGTAGACGGCATGGAAAGTCACGCCGACGAAAACCTTCTTGGCAATCAGGTCACCCGGCACCGTCATGCAGAGTTCCCGTTCACGGTCGCTGAGTCGATCTTGTTTGAATCCGCCCTTCATGTATTGAAGGCGAAGATGGCGCATGGCGCCGCGATATTGAGCAGCCAGGGCATCCAGCCGGGGATTGAATATCTGGTCTTTGGCCTCTCCCAACTTTGCCAGGGCGACGGCACTGTAGTCAAAGCTGGCCTCACCGTACTCGGTATTGCTGAGGCCACCACGTTGCAACCAGGCCGAATACTGGCCAAACAAGGCCTGTCCGGACTGTCCGATCTCTTTCACCGGGATGGGAACGAACTGTTCGCCCTTCTGGAGATTTACGATAATGCCCAGACCATAGGGGCGTCCTTTCAATTTACGTCCGGTCGGACTTACAAATGCCAACGGGCCCATTATCTCGGCCTTATGAGACGTAGCCCAGACCGATACGAGGTCATTGAGTATGGGGTAAAGTTTGCGGTTCAAGCGGTAGATACTTTCTCCCTGAGAGGAAACGCCGGTACCGTCATTGGTCCATGGCTTCCCCTGGACCGGCACGATGGTCAGCGGCACTTCACCGAAATTGTGGTCAAAAACGAAAGGTTTTTTCTTTTCTCCGGCGTAAACAATCCACTGGTTCCGTGTCCATATCTCAGTAGCAAGACTGGAATCGCCTTCAATCTTGATATCGAAAAGTTCAAGGCAGTCGGATTTTGAATAAAGCAACTCGTATGATCCCCATTTCAAACCGGCCTTATCGACATCCCAATAAGAGTTCCAGGGGTCGATCGGCATGAACTCGGGTAGCATGTCGCCGGTGATGCTGTCATAGTAAAATAATGTCCGGACTATCGAGGACCCCCGGACGCAGTCATACCAGTTCACCGAAAACTTGAGCGGCTCGATGTATTTCCATGACAGGGTCTCGTCATTATTGTTGAAGGTCTGTTTATGGTATTTCTCCAATTCGGAAGACTGAGACTTCTCGATCTCCCCAATAATCTCCATGCGGCTCTTTGCCGTCTGCAGGGTAGCCACGCAGCGGTCAGCCAGCGTCCCCGGGTCGTTGGTGGTAACGTTCATTACATTGGGCATAGGCTCTTTGTTTTTGTCTTGCATGACAAAATCGTTGAGGTAGTAAAGACCTTGATCGACAACGTAACGTTTATTCAGCGCCACGAAGCCGGGAGATTGCGCTTTGGCTTTGACCGCGTCGATGGTGACTTCGGGTGCTAAAGCAGATGATGTCGGCATGTTTCACTCTCCTTTAAGAAAAATCTTGGCTCGTCACCGCATCCTGAACCCCGCCCATTATATTAAATGCCAGCGTCGCTTTGGCAGCGGCGACAACAAGGTCGTCGTGCGCGGCGGTTGACTCATAAAAGCCCTCGTCATTGAGTGCCATTGCCGCCATCTCGTTGATGGCTTCCCGATAAGGCACCTTGAGGCCGTCCCGGACGGTTATGCCGAACCGGGCGAAGTTTTGTTGTTTGTTCTTTTTGTCCTCAGTGTAGCCCAGCTTGTCACCTTTCTCATCCGAATTGTAAATCTGCTCGTTGTATCCCAGCTTGGCCAGTGCCTCGAGGACCATGCCGCCCCATGCATCGTTGCCCATTACCAGGAGCGGACGGCCATATTGGGTGAGAAGTGAGTACGCGGTAAACGCGAACAGGTCATAAGTGAGGTTGTTGGTATGTATCAAGGCCACAAGTTCCCGGTTCTGGCCATCCGTCCCTTCAATCCAAAGCACCTGGTAATCGCCACCCCTGCCCTCAGAGGCATCGCCGCCGGCATAATAATGCCAGTTCGGATTCGGCCACCTGAATATCATGGCCGGGCCGTTGTAGAACGACGGCTCTCGGGCGAACCCGTTAAGCTCGTCGATCTTGGTGGCGTCGATCAGCCCGCGGCCGGCAATAGCACCCAGCGCCTCATCGATTGTCGTGGGATAGTTCTGCAAAAAGCGCCAGATCGGATAATAGTCCCGCATGGTCTTGTAGTACCAAGCGGCGTCACGACCGGGTCGATAATACCAGGGAATGAAAACTGCCTTATAGTTATTCTCGCTGGCCAATGCCTTGCGGAAATTATTCTTGAAATGGGTGTTCTGTTTGGCGCGCCGGGAAGTGGAGAAGTCTATTATCTGGGCGCCGGCGTCGACGGTAGGCTTTACGTTTTCAAAGTTCTCATCGGCGCAGCGGTGGAAGTCGTTTTCGTCCCTGAGTACAAGGGAAGCGGTTTGCCCGGCGCCGGCGTCTTCGGTCGACGGGAAGGCCATGATTCGGCTCTGGACGTCTGGGAAGGTAATCATCTCGGCGCCGTCCTTCCCGGTACGCAGTTGCAACCAGTTGGGCATCTTGGAATTGATAAACCGGCTCTTGTCCAGCAGATCCGCCGCGTCGTCCTCGCCCTTGGAGAACTCGAGGACGTTGGCCACGCCTTTGCCGCACTTATACAGGGCATGCCCGGCCCACAACCAGGAATCGCCCACCTGCTTTGACTTGAGGACGCACAATTGAGGGTAATAGTGGGCGAGGATAAGCTGATATCTTAAATGAGGCCACATCTCAAACGGGATGATAGCACCGCTGGTGAAGTCTTTTATCTGGACATAGTTAAACCAGTTGATTTCGTCGCCAATTGCCTCGACATACCGACTGAATTGTTGCGAAACCGTGAGATTTTCTCTTTTTATAACCAGTTCAACCAAATTTTATCCTCTTACTTTCGGAAAATTAAGCCTCTGACCATTTCCGGGTACATATAGCGGCTTGGTGACCTGCGGGTTACGCATGACCACCGGTACCAACTTCCTTCGGACCCTGATGACGTATTCCTTGCCGCATTTGCCGCAGATATCGCGGACCACCACAGCCAGCATGACCTGTTCGCCCACCTTCGGCTCGACTTTTTGGCTGTGAATGGGCAGTGTCTCGGTTTTGTAGCCCGGCATTTCCTCTTTGGGGTACCTGCCGGCTTCTTTTTCCTCGTTTACCAGGCCTTCGAAAAGAGGTTCCTCAGTTCCACACTGAGGACATTTGAATGCGCGGTAGATTTCCATTTCTTCTGTAGGGTTGTTTGCTTTTTCGTCTGTCATTTTCTCACTTACTCCTGTTTAATAAATCCATAAAACGGCTTTATATTCTGGCCGAAATATTGACCTTTTGATTCCGCAGCCATCAGCGCCTGATGCAGACTCTCCGGGACTCCCGGATACTGGTAAACCGTGTTGCGGAACTTGCCCTTGAACTCAATCTCGAGGATCATGCTAGCCGGGTCATACCCTATCGACGCGATGTTGCTGGATTCCACTTCTACCCTATCCATGTATCACCTTTCCTTCGGTTGCATATTTTACAGAGCGTCTGCAAATTATCCAGAACCGTCTCTCCGCCCTTGGAGATCGGCGTGATATGGTCGCATTCTAATTGTTTGAGGTCAGGAATTTGGATGCCGTCTGCGTTAGTGGTGAACGGCGCATAGCCGCAATGCCGGCAGGTGAAGTTGTCCCGGATATAAACCACCCGCTTGAAACGCGGTATCCTCAGCCAGAACTTCTTGACCTTGACAGTCTTGCCATTGACGGTGACCAGCAATGAAGAGTCATGCTCTTTGACCTCAGCGGAACTCAAATAGCGGTCTTTTTGCTTCTGGTCTATCATACTTTACAAATCCTACCAAAATGTGCGCCATAGTTAACATGATAAATTCCGCAACCTGCGCAAAAAAGCAAACTGAACAAATTCCGTATCTGGTCTGGCATATTATTTGGCATATTTATCACTTGTAAATCTCGCAAATTCCCTTTGGACAGTCCTGATACTGACACCATTTTCATCAGCAATTTGCTGAAAAGTCTTACCCTCAACCTTCAAGCGGTAAAACCGATCTGCCCTTTCTTCCTGACGCCTGATTCGTAATGCACCTCTGGTTTCAAGAATGCATTTTTGTTCCGGGCATTTCAAACACGACGCGTGCAATCGGCATCCCTTATCATGATAGGAACCAAGATTTACGGGATCTTTTTCGGTTTTGTATTCCGTCACCACGACGTTATCTCCACATACTCTTCGCCGTTGAGCTTCGGCCTGGTCCTCTCAAGGCCTTCCCGGATATTTTCGGCCTCAACCCGGGGATCCATGGCTGGGCCCGGCGGCAATTTTCTCGGCGGTACCGCAGTCCCGTCTCCCGGTTTCGGCGGCAACGGCGCCGCGGTCCCCGGCAATGCCTCGACGCCCGGCAAACCGGCGCTTCCAGGCGGCAACGGGTTCTTTACCGCGTCAAAGGCCTTCTTTGCCTCGTCCATGTCCCATTTGAAATTCCGCCCGGCCACGACCCGGCGGAACAAATCGTTCAGTTGCGCATTGCTCAGCTCCGACCCCAGATCCGCTATGTTCCCGTTCTTCCCCATGATCCGGTTTAGCAAATCCATCAGCACCGTTTTGTCACCCCTGCCCGGCAAAGGCGCGTCAAAATCACATTTGCATTTCGGACACCTGATTTTTACGGCTTGCGGCAGCGCCTGAGATATCAGTTCGTCAACCAGATCCGGCACCCGGCTTTTCAGCCGCCCTACAGCCTGTACCCGCCGGCTCTCCAAATTCGGCTTCCGCCCCGTCGCATACCTTCGACTCGGCCTACTCACCGCTTTCTTGACCTTCTTTGCCATCTCCCTTTTATAATTTCATTTTCTCAGCCTCAATGTCAACCTCAGCACCTATTTTTACGATTTTTTCCTTACCTATTCACTCACTCATCTGTTTAACTGCAAAACTGTCTAACCGAAAACCGAATAACGCGTGGATGAACTACCTTTTTATAAATTGGAAGAGCGAGTTCAGATATACCCCCCTGTTCAATTCTGCGATTTTGCCCGGTGCCGGGACCATCTGAAGCTACCGGGCGGGTTATGGTTCGCAAATTGTCCGTTGTGCGAACCTAAAGCGTGAAGCTACGTAGTCTCAGACACATGGTTCGTACAAATTTAAAACCCAGTCTTTTACGTTCTGAAGCTATTACGTTCTAATCGTAAAGTGAACGTGCGCTGAACGTAAGGTTTTGGTTCGCAAAACTTCCTTTGTTATTGAGTTCTCAGAGCGGCGCGACCGCCCTAGACCGAAGCTCTTGTAGGATATTTAGATACGGTTTTTTTCTTTTACCTGATTAGATTAGCTTATTTGTTTATTATATATGCAACGTTTTTTTAGTGGAACGTGTGGGAACGTAAAGGTTGAACGTGGGGCCGGGGGCTGGGGTGAATCCGCGAACGTGGCGGAACGTGGCGGGCATCGTAAGGGCCGGGGTTGAGATTTGTGGTTGAAGCTACGGGAACGTAACTCTCACCGTGGCTATTACTTTAGTACTATATTTTCAAATGTGTGACGATTAGTAATGTTTGGTCACTTGACAGCAAACTGTATAACTGTTAAATTAATGATGTCCTCAGCCACAAGAGACGTTAGCAGACACGGCAATCAAGGCACTGGCTATCAGCCACCGGATAGAGACACTGGGGCTGGGGACAAAAATAAAGAGAGAGGTAATAGAAATGGAATATACAGTTTGCTTTGGCGCTAAATTAGAGATCAGGGTTAAGGCACGCAACATCGACGGGGCGAAAGATAAGGCTGAACATCTGCTTGAGTTAGTACCCATCGATGACAAGATCAACGCCACAATAGACACGGCTTTCAAAAAGAATGCCCATGTTTTGGGACATGATTATTCTACAAGTGAACCGTTCCTGATTATTGACATGCAAGGCCGGGAATATCAGGTTTAACCATGCTCATAAATAAATGCACATACTCAGGTTCATGCCAGTGGGGACACCCGAAGGATGGCGACAGGTGTGACTGTCCCGGCTGGTGTCACTATAAGATCAGGGTTAACCAGGGCAAGAAGGCGACTAGGAAAGCAATGGCAACACAAATAAAATTGAGTGAGGTAATCGAATGAAAGTAGTATTGGTACTCGAGTATTGCATCGTAGACAAAGAGGAAGGCAATCCGGACGAAGCCAAAGACTTGCTAGACGTCCAGGTGCCGAACATCCTATGGAGTAAGAAAGCTTTGCTGAAAATGTCGCTGAAATACCGCCAGCATAATTACTCTGGCCGGCACGAGAAGGCACGCAAAGTCAATATGGTTCTGGTCAAAGCTGACTATATGGTCAAGGGCGAATGAGTTCGCCGGGAAATAAATTAACGAGGAGCTGACAAATGTGGTTAACAAATGAACAGGCAAAACAAAATTATCCCAATTCCTATTTCTATGGAGAAAAATTCTACATCAGGGAAGGTGCTGACATCGGGGAAGGTGCTGTCATCAGGGAAGGTGCTGACATCAGGGAACGTGCTGTCATCAGGGAAGGTGCTGACATCGGGGAAGGTGCTGTCATCAGGGAACGTGCTTACATCGGGGAAGGTGCTGTCATCAGGGAAGGTGCTTACATCAGGGAAGGTGCTGACATCGGGGAAGGTGCTGTCATCAGGGAAGGTGCTGACATCAGGGAACGTGCTGTCATCAGGGAAGGTGCTGACATCGGGGAAGGTGCTGTCATCAGGGAAGGTGCTGACATCGGGGAAGGTGCTGTCATCAGGGAAGGTGCTGACATCGGGGAAGGTGCTGTCATCAGGGAAGGTGCTTACATCGGGGAAGGTGCTGACATCGGGGAAGGTGCTGTCATCAGGGAAGGTGCTGACATCAGGGAACGTGCTGTCATCAGGGAAGGTGCTGACATCGGGGAAGGTGCTTTAGTTATTACTATCTGTGCAAAATATAACTGCAACATTGTCCCTCTGAAAGATCATGTTGAAATCCGTATAGGTTGTGAGACTCACACAATCGATGAATGGGAGAAACAACAATTCGAGATCGCACAAAATCATTGTGAGGAAACCTGGTGGAAAGAATCAGGCCAACGAATCTATGAATTCCTGAAGACAGAAGCCGCCAGTTATGAAAAGAAATATCTAAAGGCAGGTAAATAATCATGGAAGACACCAAATCAAGGCTGGGTTTACTGGTCAATGAGGACCTGCATCTCGAGGTCAAGAAATGGTGCGTCGACAACCGGATGACCGTGAAAGACTTCACCGAGAAATCCTGGCGCGAGAAGCTTGACCGGGAAAGGGCAAAGGCGGCAAAGAAGGCGAAATAAAATTACTATGAGCCGTGTTAGTCAAATCGATTATCCCGACTCTTTTTTCTGGTACCACACCAATCACATTCTTTACTTACAGAATACATTCGAACACTAAAATAAATGGGTTTCTCTACCCACCTATGCAAATGCATCCAGCAAAGCAGATTATTCCAGAAGTTATTGAACATTGATATCACTCCCAGCTTTTACATATAAAAAAGAAATGCCATTGACCGTCTTCCGATCTCCAAGCGCCGGTGTGCCGCCACCCGGGTCCAGGTAAAGACTGAGCTCAATTCGCGGCGGCGAACCGAATCTCTTCCGGGAAATCTTCGTGGTAATCTGACTGTCATTCTCATATGCAAACTTCTCAAGTGCATCGAAAACCAGCTTCTCGTAATTGTCCAGGTCAGGCTTCTGGGTGGGCAGGAGCTGGGATTTTTTCAAATGCTTTGGCCGGGATCGGTAGAAAATAACGTCGACCGCCAGCGCTGCATCCCGGACGGGCTCGACTCCATGGTTATCCAGCCACTGTCTTATATATTGCTGGGCGTCCGAAGTCTTCTTAGGTGTATAAATCATGGCATGGCCACGGACTATTGCTGCCCTGCCTCGCCCCTTAGCAACCGGCTCAAACGGTATAGTTAGTTCCATCAGTGTTCCCCCTTTTATTCATGGTCGAGGCCTTACCTTGCCTCGCTGGTGGACGGTGGCGGGGTCGATTGCATCCCGGCCTCATACTTCTGCCTCTTCTCGCAGTCTTTGTCCGGGCTGATCTCGCAAGGACCAGGCTTACGGCGCAAGCCGCAGGTCAGGCAGGGGTTCGGGTTCTCATTTTTTGGCATGGTGCTTCCCCTTCTTGCGTTTGTTGTATACCTTCGGGTGTTCGGAAACATAAAGCGGCGCATTCTCAGTGCCAGCAGGTGCCGAGGTCCCCGGCTCTACAGGAAGATCAGATATCGGCGGTTCTGGTATTTTATCAGACCAGTTTGCTTTCTCATCAATTATATTTCCCGCGGCCAACTCGTCCTCGACCTCGTCCTTTGGAACGAATGACTTGAACCCGTCGAGGTCATCGGTTTCGTTGGCGTCTTGGGCTGGCGGTTCGTGATAAGAATCAAGATTCATGTCGTGATTAATAATAGGTGTGCTAGGCAGTTTTTCGAAGGATTCGAGTGTCCTCTTCAAAGCCTCCCCGCCTTCGATTAGATTCTTGATACCCTCACTGGCCTTATTCAATGTGGTCTCAGGTACCTGAATCTGTTTTGCTTGGCGTTCTTTGGCGTCCTTCCAGGCCTTGATCTTGGGGTACAATGTGAGCTTGGCATTCTCCAATAGCTCGGTCACCCAATCGTCATACTTAATTTTATTCTCCCGGAAGTAAAGAATAACATCCTGTCTGGTCAGTCCGTATGTCTCTGTTAGCACTGGTTCCATAGCTTCCCCCTTTGAAATTTATTTTGTAATCTGCCCAGCGGACAGACTTGAAGATCGCTTTGTCATTCACCCACCGGGCGAAGTGGCGCTGATATGGGTCAAGTTTATTGAACGGCATTACGAACGGGTTAACCCTCAGCTCCCGGAGTTTCTCGACGCGCATCAGGTCTTCGTCCGGGTCAGTGTCATAGCCTACTAGGACGAATACCGATATCTTGTGGGTAGGTTCGAAATATTTAATCAGGTGCCGGATCCCGGTGAGCACTGCGGCCTCATCTCGAGGATTGTCCCATGCCGTGTGCAATAATCCCCAGAGCTTGACATGACTCAGTTTCTCAGCATGTTGCTCATCGATGAGCCGGGCGTCCACGCCCTGGCTGAAATCCACGTAAGCGCCTGACCGGGCAAGCTGGTCGATGTACCAGTTGAAGGCCATGGCACCGGTGACATTGGCGTCTAGGAGTCGGATGAACTTCTGGCCATGCCACCATTCGGGCAGGTCAGAGTGATGGCGTATCCGCCCTTCCTTCTCTGGGACAAAACAGAAGCCACATTTGCGGATACAACCCCGGCTCAGGTACCCCATTGCATACTTGCAGTTGAACTCATCATAGTCCGGGTACATATGCTCGGCACCTGCCGGCAAATCATCGAGGTCCTTCCAGTCTGGCCATCCGGTACCGCCGCGTACCACTTCGGATGACCAGGTATAGCGGTGGACACTGAATTGAAACACCTTGGCCAAGTATACCTTGCGGCAATCGTTGAATTGTAATGGCAACCGGGTGACTGCCTCGCCCCTTGCCTTATACCAGGCAGACAGTTTCATGAGGGCAAGGTTCGGATACTTGCCGTCGACCTGACAAAGTCCAATCATGCCTGATATTCCCCGAAGCCGTCATCGATAGGCTGGGTCTGCATCCCCAGCTTGAGTGCTGTCTGCAGGGCGTCTTCGAGTTTGCCGCCGGCCTTTGCGACCTCGTACCAGCAATACATGTTGTTCGGATCTGCCAAGGCTCGCTGCATAGCATGGTCTAATTTAGTTTTGTCGATGTTCAAGATCATAAATCCTCCCTTTTAGAATTTGATTTTCTTTTATCAATTCACTTATCCGAGAATTAACTCCATCGTAAAATCCATGCTTATATCCATCCCGATAACCTTTGTTGTGTTGAATGATGTGGCTACCATTCATCGTAAGTTCAAGATTTTGAATCCGGTTATCATCTGTGATTCCATTTTTGTGATGAACATGCTCCCATTTGTGAAGGCATCTGCATAGATGAAGTGCCATTATTAGACGATGCTGTAGAATCCACCCATTCTGAGGGACCATTGGCTTAATAAATTCAATATCTGGTGCTTTAACTTCGATGTAACCTGATATTTTGGTATGCTCCCCATTCGTAAAAAGTTTCATTGCATTTTGCTGGTTAGTACATGATTTGCATTTGGTACTAACCTGTTTCCCCTTTCTCAAAATAACCCAATATGGCATCGTACAATGATCACAAAGTACAAGTTTATAATTGCTATGGTTATGGAGACCGATACTACTACCGCGGGCGATATCGCCAGTTGCGTGACCATTATGAATTTCGAGATTAAACTTCATTTTATTTATTCGTCGGATTCTGCAGTGCCCGGTTCATAGCCCTCTCCAATTCCTTCAAACTCTGGTCTGTAGTCTGCATAGTCATCTTTTCCTGTTCTCCTTACCGGTTCATTCGTCTCATACTTTGGATTCCATCTCAGCCAGAGCCGCCCGGTAAACCCGCGAAGCCGGTTCTTGGCGATGATGCATTCCGAAATCTGTCTGCTTTTTTCCTTCTTAGAATCATAATATCCGGACGAATAAAGAAATACAATAGTGTCCGCTGAATGCTCGAGGTCACCGGAGTCCCGGAGATCCCCGGTGATAGGCCGCTTGTTCGGGCGCTTGTCAGGGGCCCGGCTCAGTTGGCTCAGGCCGACGATAGGCACCCGGAATTCCTTGCAGGTATTCTCCAATTCCTTCGTGATGAAACCTATCCGGGCATTGTTATTCTCGCCGTACTTGTCGCTCAGGAGCTGGATGTAGTCGATGAAGACAACGGACAGGCCAGTGGTGGCCAGCATGCGGCGGATGTAATTCCTGATATCCTTGGTGGTCACCCGGCCGCTTACTGTATACAGTTTTAGTTTTCTCAGAATCTCGAACTGCGCTCCCATCTTGGCATAGGTCTCTTCACCATACCGGCCGCGGACTATGTCCCGGACCGGCACGCCGCTGAGGGCGGACACGTCCTTATCCATCAGGTTCTCGGGTGTCATCTCGAGAGCCACCCATAGGGCATAGTGGCTGGCCGTTATATTCCGGCACCATTGCCGGGCAAAGGTCGTCTTGCCGATGGTCGTGGGTCCGGCGATGATAGTGTACTCACCGGGCAGAAGACCGCCCATCTTGTCATCATAGTTGGCCAGGCCTGTCTTCAATCCCACCTGAGTCTGCTTGAGCATCTCATACCGTTCCACATTCATGTCGACCACATCGTCAGGCATTAGAATCTTGGTGCGTTGCTCTGAGGACGTCAGCTTGTTCATGATAGTCTGGCTTTTATCGAAAGCGGTAAAGGCATCCGACTCGTCATAGCCTAAACCGATTATCTGACTGCCGGCGGTAATCAGCCGGCGCCGCAATGCCAGAGTCTTAACGATATTGGCATAGTATTCACAATGCACTGAGGTTGGAACATCTGCAACAAGATGGCTCAAATAAGCAATACCACCGATCCCCTCAAGTTTTTCCTGGTCCGCCAGCATTCGAGCAACGGTCACCTGGTTGATGCCATCACCCAATTCTGCCATGACCTTGAAAATGATACGGTTTTGTTCTGTAAAGAAATCCTCGTAAGTGAGGTTCCCGACATCGTGGATGGTTTCGCCATCGATGAGGATGGACCCCACGACTGCCTTCTCAGCCTCGAGGTCATAGGGCGGCATCCGTTCGTCTAACATATCAGGCATGGCAACAACCTCATTATTACTTCCTTTACAACCGGCGTGCTGACAGCATTGCCGACGCACCTGTACCGCTGAGTGTCGGACATCGCTTTGACCGTGCCGTCCTCGAACTTGCCGTACTTGGTCCAACCAAAATGAGAGATGAGTTCAAACGCGAAGGAATCTTGATTCAATATTTCGTTTGGAATGTATCCAGACATGGCACTTATGACAGACAAGAATAAGGTTATCAGGGTTTGTTCTTTCTGTTTTGTTTCCAAAAGGCCTAATGTGATGGACTTCAAAGGTTTTTTGTGTATGGGTGAATCGTTGTTTACAGATCTGACACGTTGCATTATCTCGTTTCCAAATAGATTTACGAACAATACCCCATTCTTTTGAAGAATCGAATATTGCCCGCTCAGTTGTAATTCCGCCTTGCCAAACGGGATTATTCTTTCCGCTATTGTGTTTATACCAACAAGCGTTAGAGCAATATCTTCGATTTTTATTGGATGGTGAGACAAGTTTCGATTTGCCGCATTCGAGACAGACAATAATAACTTTTCTCGATTGTGTATCTCGATTTCGTTTTCCCCGGAGTATATAAGCACATCGCTTTGAACACGTCTGGCGATTAGTTGATTCTTTAAATTGGAACTGACCCCCACATATGATGCACTTTCTAGTGACTTGATTCTTTCGGCATTCCCAACAAGTCTTGGCAACCTGAGACTTAGGTTTTCCGCATTTGCATAATTCTTTTGAGGGTCTGAACATACCTGTACTATAACAGATTTTATTATGTCCGGGAATCCTTGGAGTCTCTCACACTCGACCGGAGTGAACCGTCGAATCTTGTTCCCCTGCAAAACCATATTCCAATTATGCCGGGGATCCCCGGCGGAGTCGCCGCCTTCCCAGATGGTGTGTGCTATCATAGTTCGTTTCCCGTCTGCACCCTTGAAATAATTGCTATCGATTGTTTTGCTGAATACCCCAGATTCGAATTTGCTTCTGCTTTCATTAAAACTGCTATCTGTTTCTCCGATAGGAAATACTTCTGGTCGACGTGTTCCTCTAAGATGTCCAACAATGTAAATCCGCTCTCGACTTTGGGGCAGAAACCACCTTGTATCAAGAACTTGCCATTGACAGTCATACCCAGAGTCGGCGAACATTTTAATTGCTTCGTAGAAGTCACAACCTTCATTAACGCTGAATAACCCGGTGACGTTCTCAGCAACGAAATATCGGGGTCTCTTAGCCCGGAGAATTCGAACTGCCTCAATAAGAAGCCCACTTCGAGTGTCTGCCGTTTGACCTGCCCGGTTTCCAGCAATTGAATTATCCTGGCAAGGCCAGCCGAAAGTGAAAAGGTCTGCATCTGGGACATCGGAAGAGGCAATTGCCCGGACGTCGGACTGGATGATGTCGCCATAGTGGTACCGGTAGATGGCGCAAGCGTACCGGTCGATGTCGTTTGCCCAGACCTGACAAGGTTCCGGGACCTCGAGCCCTGACTTCCCCTTATATGACTCATAAATAGCTTCTTCAATGCCAATTCTAAATCCCCCTATGCCGGCGAAGAGGTCGTCGTGTTTCATAAATCGTTCGGTTCCTCGTCTTCATTGGCCAATAATTCGCCCTGGTTCTCAGGAAACTTTGCTGGGTCGCGCCTTGCCCAATTGAGAAGGAAGGCATAATAATTATGGCGAGTTTTACCATTTTGTTCTAACCAGGTTGATCCAGCCTCAATCAATTTTAAATAAGAACCTGAAAATTTATCCTTGATTTTATTAAGTTCCTCATCAGATAATAAAACGTTTTTGAATTCTCCATATCTTATTCGAATAATTTTCTCTTTCTTCTTTACTTTCTTCTTTACTTTCCTTTCCTTTACTTTCCTTTCCTTTACTTTACTTTGTCGGGTTTCTGTCACAGTAACAGGGGTTTCTGTCACAGTAACAGGGGTTTCTGTCACGGAAATGATTGGTTTACGAGGGACATCAAGACCCCTTTTTTTATAAACTGGAACTAATCTGTCTACTAAATTTTGGCACCAGATAATTCCATCCTGATATAGGTCGAAATCAATCGCATTAAGTTCTGCCATTTTTTTAAGTATCTCTTTAAGCCGTTCTGGGTTAAAATGCATTTTCGCTGCCAGAAACTCACCGATAACCGGGTTTCTGGTATCAATAACCTGGTTATCGGTACCAGAAATTAATTCAAGCAATTGCCACCAAGCAGAAATTCCTTCATGCCCAAAATGGTTAAACAAAATAGTCAATGTTTTGCTACTACTAGCGTTAGCATCGTGACTAAAATAATCAGCCTTATTCTTTATTGGTCTTGGCACGATGTTTTATACTCTCCAAGTATTTATCAATTAAAAATCTCTGAATTTTCGGACTTGATAGGGCGAAGGAATAGGAACTGGCAACAACTTCACTATTATGAAGTAAATCCATTTTGTAGAAACCAAGTGCTAAATCTATCAGATCATTGGAGAAAAACTTTTTCCTGAGGTGATCAATTAACATATTTGCAACTGGTTGGAATTGAGTTCCTTCTTGTTCATGACAACTTTCACACAAAGTCACTAATAATTCATTAGGATAATCCCAGGGTTCTGTGTTTGGTAAATAAAGTCGATGATGAACGATGAGAGTCGATTTTGTATCGAAACATATTTGGCACGCCCATTCATCACGTTCAAATATTTGTAATCGTTTCTTTTGCCACCGAGGATCCTTTAACTTTTGCACGTATTCTGATTTACGATCTATCATACTTACACCCCCGCAAGAAAAGCGCCCGTTATTTTTTCACATCTCTCTTTGATAAGGCCTGTATATTCGTCCGCTAAATCAATGCCGATAGACCGGCGACCCATCCTCTTGGCCACCATGAGCGTGGTACCGCTGCCGGCAAAGGGGTCAAGGACGGTACACGGCATGACCGACGCGCCGCAGTCACATTCCGGTTTCCAGCCGACGGTCTTGGTCCAGCCGAGTTCCTCTTTACCGTAGTTTTCTTTCTCTTTATCGCTGGCCTTGTACCCCTCTTCTGCAGTGACGCCGTGCCGGGCATCCCGGACTCTGATATTCATGGTGCTCGGCTTTACCTCGACGATTCTGAGGACAGGCGCGCCGCACTTCGAGCAACAACCGGCGTCTGATGTCGTCGCCAGGATGCACTTCTGAGGCAGGTCATCCGGGAACGTGGCGAAGTGAGATGTCCAGTTCGTCGAACCGCAGATGCACACCCTCTTCCTACGGGATGCATCGAAAGGAAGACGGCGGTACCGGGAACCATTGTATACACGACCGCAGTCGCCGCAGATGCCCATGGAGAACGGCTTGCCGTTGATATGCCAGACTGATCGAGGATTGCGTGTGGTATACGAATCGCCGTTGCCCATGTACGATGCCCAATTCTCATGGCCAATCCCGGCACTCTCATAAGGCGGACTCAGCTTGGTTCCTCGAGGATGAGTATGGCCACGCCGCTTTTCCTTTGCCGCCTCGATGTCAGAATAATAGTTGTCAGTCTTGGTGAGCATGAAGATATATTCGTGGGCAGTGGTCGGGCGCCATGAGCCTGTCTTAAGGACCAGGCCGTCGCCGCGTTTGACCCACCGCTTCGAATTGATCGACTCGGGCATGGGATTGTTCTTATACCAGATGATATCTGCCCGGACGTACCAGCCTCTTTCCTGAGCGACCAGAGCGAACCGGTAAGGAATCATGCACATGTCCAGCGATTTTATGACCGGGTGCTTGCCGTCTCGAGGCATGGTCACATCATGTCCACCAAGTTGTTGAGCGGCCATGTTAAGAGAGCGCCCGTCATCATGCCGCTGGCCTTGCTGCTCGGGTGTCTTCTGCCCAGACTGCCCTTTGCCGGTCCAGTAACAATCCGAAATGTTCCAGAAGACCACGCCATCGTCCCGGAGAACGCGCCTGATGGCGTCCAGGAACTGCATGGTATGTTCGATATACATCTCGATGGTCGGTTCGAGGCCATAAGCGCCCTTCCAGGCACCGCACTTCGAACAGGTATTCGAGTATGTCGCCCGATCTCCGTTCTCGGCAAAGGCCTGAAAGTTTTCAGATCCGTGCCGGGACTGCATCTCTTTGTTGGCACCGCCGCCAGCATTCGGCCGGGCGGTTCGCTCGACCATCCATTCATGCTGACATCCATTGCCCTGGTCCCAGATGATATCCTGGTCGCCCTTGTATTTCCTCAGCGCCCAATATGGCGGCGAGGTTATCACTGCCTGGACGAATTTCTCAGGCAACGAATTGAGCACGGCAATGGCATCGCCGCAGTAATGAGTAATGAAGTCATCCTGATACGCTATCTGCATTCCTGTACCCCATGAAAATAGTTCGAGAAATCGTAATCGTACCTCTTGCGTGCGTCAAGCCCAAATACTTCCCAATTCTCCCGGAGAGTTTGAAGATTCGCCACTTCTGGTTCAAAGAAACTCAGGTGGCCTTTGCATGGTATTGGCCGTCGGTATTCTTTGGCGTTCTTTAATATCCAGTTCCATTGTCCCGCTATCGACCAGCGGCTTGTGTTGCACCTTACACAGTCTACAATACTTACCTCGCCTATGATCGCTCCGAAAACAAAATCTTTCGGGAACCTGAAACGGCGTTCTCTATGCTTCAAAATGCCATGCCAGTTGCAAATTACTTCAGGGATGTTGGTGACTAATCTGTTTTCATTATCAACGATCCAGCGGTAATGCTGGTAATTGAACTTCAAACTGCCATGGATCATCACGCGGCCGCGGTAATGCGTCTGCCAGGTGCGGTTCTCGACGTCCTTCCCGTGAAAGATCGCCCATGCCATCGGTTGAGTTAAGCTGAGTGCTTTCATTTTGCTAACTCCCTATCCCTAGAATCGAACCACTTCAATTGAACGGCCTCTGGCCAGTCATCATTGAAAACCGGCAAAGGCGGCACATAATCCTCTGGTTTATCATCATTCGGCTTCGGACGTCTTTCTTTTTCAAGATTCTCTTTGAATTTTTTCGCCCGTCTTTTACGCCTTTTGATTTTGATGCCATTTTCGTCGGCGACTTTTTTTCTGAGGTCTTTTGGAAGGTCTTTGATATCAATTTTGCCGGGACTCATCGGAATCTCCTTGTCAAATACCTTGTCGATTACACTGAATATACTTTTTTCTGAATCCAGAAATTTAAACCATGATAAAATATTTGGTTCCCCTTTAGCATCAGGATTGGTGACCGGGTTCCAATAAAGCATCTCCAAGCAGTCATTACACTTGGCCGCATATTTGCGGAGACGTTGATAATTTTTATGGTCACACACGCGGTAGCTCCTGACGCAATTTGCCATCCTGAGTTCTGAATAATTTACCCCATACATTGTCTTGCCACTGGTAATGAAGCATGGAATCGAGGTTTTCTTTTAAGAAGACGGGAATCTTAGCGGTGTTTGCCGCCCGGACAATATCTGCGATCCACTCTACTTGAGGCGCTGTCTTTTTGCTGGCCGGGGTCTGCCGGCCGATAGCGATCCATGAGCAATGGCATCGTTTCAATAAATTTGAGAGGTACGACTTCTCCCAATTAAAAGACCAATCAAGCAATGGTTCAATAGACAAGAACTTAACTTTTGCTTTTATGTTTTCTAAGTTATTACAGGCATTTGCAAATGAACTATAATCTGTCGCACTTACGCCCACCCAGAAGTTGTCAGGGAACGGCGACCACTTAAGAAGGTTCTGGGGTTGCTTGGTTAGGAAAATAAACGTTATCTTTGGGAGTGATTCGCAATATTCAAATATTACTTTCATCCACTCTGGTTCTATCCAATCTCCGAATAGTTCCATGGTAGAGCCTACAAAGACTTTGCTTCCAGCCGGGATATGTTTGCCCTCTTGCCACACCATATCGTCATATCGAATCCTGGGGCTCCAATGAAATCGTTGATATAGACGCCGGGCATAACAGTATGGACAAGCCATTGGACACAGGCCTTTAATCGGATTTATCGAAAAATTGCACCACTCTATTTTAGTTTTTGCCATAGAATTCCCCCTTACCTCTGAACCAATATACCGTGTAATAATAGATTTATGGGTGGGGTAGGCCAGAGTGAGGGTCTGGCCTAAACCCCATGGTGGGAACTAGGGAAGAGGCGGCTCGGGCGGATAGTCCACCCGTTCTGCCTTGCCGGTAGGCTTCGGCTTCTCAGGTTCCTTGTTCTTTTTCTTGCCTTTCTCTTCGGCCTTGGGCGGGTTGCCGGCAAGCATTTCTTTGGCCGCGTCTGCCGGCGTCTTGGTAGCCAGTAAATTTTTTGCCGCACCAGGTTTGTCACCGGTATTCCAAAGCGGGTCTTCTTTAACCGGGGACCCGGGGACATCAGGTTTCTTTCCGAACTCAGACTGAGTCGTGAAAATGTTGACCTCGAGGGTCTTACCCTTGAGCCTCAGTTCGTCCAGTTCCAGCAAGCTGTCCGGGTTCGTGACGCAATCGAAACTGATCTTGGCGGTCAGCCGGTTGGTCTTATCGTCGAGTTCGGTCATGACTTTTGTATTGTTTATGGTTGCTTTAAACATTTGTCCACACTCCTGTTATTTATTTCGTCGGCCATCTTCCTCACAAACCGCTGGCCGCAATCGGTTTCCAATAAAAACCCCACGAAATTCATGGCACACAACGCCATTCTGGGTTCAGTGAGTCGAACCCACATTACAAACAAAGCCTCGATCTTCGCCCGGTGGGAAAACAGAATCATGACTTCCACCAATTCTCGGGAAGAGTGCCTTCCTTCTTGGCCTGGCGGATATCGGAGAATCCTTTTAGCAGATCCTTCCTTTGCGCCGTGCTCAGGTCAAGGGATGACTTCGCATGCGGGTACTTTCCCATGATTGTGGGCGGCAATTGGTAGGCGTCGCCGGCCGGGTTCCTGAGATTGAATTCCTTGCAGAAGGCAATGACCATGGCAATGAACTCTTTGTCCAGGGTTTCCTTGCTCTTGGCTGGCTCGGCCTTTTTGACCGGCTCTGCCTTTGCCTGGACCGGCGCTTCGGTCACGTCTTCTGGGTCGACTATGTCTTCCACCACTTCGCCCTCGACCACGCCGTCAGCGACCTGCTGCGCCTTAACAGGGTCATTGAGCACGTCGCCAGCATCAGCGAACTTCCGGTCAGCTCCGGTAACCGTCTTTATACAATCGCAGTACGATCTCTTCTTTGCCTGAGAAGCGACGGTATTATCGATGTCAGCCACATCCGGGTTATCCATGCGGAACCGGGCCCCGAACTTGGTCATCTTTGCCGAACCGAATCCATAGGCATCGATCCAGTGCTGCACATCGACCACTTCATACATCTCGCCCGTCTTCTTATTCTTGATAGTCTTGGCCATCCCGGCTTTCATGTTTGAAGGTATTTGCTCGGCCTTTGCCCACCGGTACCGGTACTTTGATTCTTTGGAAGAGCAGGTACCAAGTCCCATGCCGACCTCGAATTCCTGGCCAGTCTGAGGATCGTACCGGTAAGCCCGGCTGGTGACCTTATGCCGGTAGAAATCCATCTGAGGGTTACTGTCATCCTCATCCTCAAACTTTATATGCAGGTTGAAGATGAGCGCCAGTCTCTCGAATCCCGGCTTGTAAAGCATGGGTTTATCGATGCCCTCAAAGGTACCATAGTCGACGCCGGGTTTCATCTCGGAGAATGCCAGCTCCATCAGTTCGAGGTCATGGTGGAGTTGCTCAAGCTGAGGAAATTTCTTAAGGTCAATATTCTGAATATTGGTCTGGATCATTTTTTGCGGCTTTCTAACCGCAGGTACGTTAGTGTTTGTTACCATTCGGTTCACACTCCTTTTGTTTCCATTTTAAATATTCTTCTATGCTCTCACGGTGTGGTCCATCCATCCATTTAGATTTCCACCACTTTTTGAAAGCATACCATTCTTTATCCGATAGCCTGGGGGCGATGGCCATCGGAATCACTTCAGACCTTCTGGTTTTGCTTTCTCCTTTTTTCATATTATGCCCCCTGCTAATGATGTTCTTATTTTTTCAAATTGTCCGTTGTCTTTTCTTATGCAAGAACGCTTTTGTGCATGTTTACCTTGAGTAGTTAATTCAAGGTTCTCAATTCTATTATCATCCTTGATGTCATTTTTATGATGCACTATTTCCAAAGGATTTAGGCAACGACCAAGGTGTTTCGCCATTATAAGACGATGCTCTAAAATATAATTCCGATCATCTGCCATCGGATGATAAAAACTATCATGTTCAACCCAGACAAAAATGTATCCGTCGACATTCCTGATTCTTCCACCTTTCCATCTTGAATTGTGAATGCCATTGCGGTTTGGATAATGAGTCATACCAAACCTGCCTTGTCTCTAAGTTCCAAAAATGTTTCAAAAATATTCATGGCATCGTCTGTTTGCAATTTCCTTATTGAATAAGAACCTTTTAATTTATCCAGATTCACCTGCCACAAATTTGAAACTTTACGTCTGGGGTACCTTTCTTTATAGGCGACAAAATACAAGGCTAACTGATTATCCACATACCAAGAAGGCATCTGTCCAGATTTAAAATCCAGTATCGTTACCAGGTGGCCGCTGGTGCCGATGGCGTCGACTGTCCCGGCGTAGAGATGCTTCAACGAATAGACCGTAAACTCCGACTCTCGAGGCCTGAATTTAATCGTGTCCCTGAAACGAATGAACGCCCGGACGCCGTTCCGGACTTCCTCTGGAAGAGTGAACCACTCGCCTTCCTCGATGACCCCACCTTTGATTATGCGGTCAATCAGGTCATGAATCCAGGTGCCGGTTACCAGGGCATGATCCCGGTCGCCCCGCATGATGAGCGGATCCCCGAGAAGGCCTTTGCGATTCAGTTCCATGATCTGAGTGGTCACCGAAGGCAATTGGATGACAGAGCCGCCGATCTTGATTGGATAGTAATGGCTCATTTTATGATGCCCTTTTTAATCAAGTAATCAACTAGGCAGGCTATCTGGCTACTTCTCATCCCGGAAACTTTGTTGTGTTGCTGCTCAAAAACAAAGGCATTTTCATACCATAATTGGTCAAGTTCAGTCATAGTTTTACCATATAGTTCAAATTCATCATTTTCAGGCATTATTACACCTGCATCGAGCTTCTGGTAGCGCTCTCGGCCTCTTCGTAAACAACGATATCCGGGCACTCATCGATGGTATATTCCATCGGGCTGAGTTTGGAACTCACCGTGAACACGCCGGCGGTGACGAACCGGTTGATTTTCTTTTCGTCGATCAGGTGGAACTTCAAAGGTATCTTGCTGAGTTCCGGGTTCGACGCGGTACCGTTGGCATAACGCCACTTCCGGACCATCTTCTCGGTGTGCTTGCCGCCGTCCACCTGGATGGTCTTCGGTGCCGCCGGAACGATGGGCGCAACTGGTTCAGGAACTGATGGTACCTGTCCCTTGGCCACGGTCTTCTCGAGTCTCTGGGTAGCCTGAGCATCGAGCTTGGCCTGTTCTGCCCGGCGCTTTGCTTCCCGGTCAGTTGCCCATTTACTGATGCGGCCACTGATTACACGCTCGGTGTCGTGAATCTTGGCGAAAGTCGCCGCATACCATTCCCGGCGCGTCTTCATCCAGTCAAAATGCGGCTGGGTCTCGGCCTTCTGCTCTTTTTCGAGGACTTTCTGAAATGCCCTGAGCCTAGTCTGGGCGTCGCAAAGTACCCGATAATCATCCTCGTTGGTGATTTCCATGGTCTTGATGCTGATTAACAGGGCATCGCGCTGGGTGACAAGGGTATCGGATTTTACCTGCAGGGCATTGGGTTTCAACTGTTCATTTTCGATTACCATTTCATACCTCACTATTTATTTTTTCAAGCTGTTCGCTATACGTTCAAGATGTTTGGCGATAGTGATTAATATCACACCGATCCAAAACAATGTTCCGAAAATCAAAAGGAATGCAACTACAAAATCTAATGTCACTTCATTACCTCACTTAATTGCGATGGATAAATTTGTAACGATCCGCTTGCATCTCAGCCGCGATATCGCCGTGCAAAACAAACTCGATATCCTCGTCGACCTCGCCTACACACTGCGGACAAATTGGATCCATGTTTTCCGGGTCAAATAATTTACGGCCGGCGGGAGTAATCATGACTTCCTCGCCACATTTGCAACACTTGGCAGTGGCGTAATCTCCCGTCTTCCAGAATTCCCTGACATTGACCATGCGGTCACAAAGCATATAGGAACGCTCGTTACTCATACTAATTGAACTTCTCTTGAAAAAACTAAATACCCACGGGCAGTTGCACCGCCAATTTCAAGTCGTTCAATAAAATGGGATAATATTGCATCAATTTCTGGTTTAAATATGGAATGTATGAATCTTTTTAGTTACTTTTTTCCATTCCATCAATTGGTCACCCAGCTTTCAAAGGATTTCTTTATAACCGGGTCAGCGTCAGAGTTCTCCATGCGGTCATTGAATAGCCTGTGGCATTCAAAGGCATGAGGGCACCACATATCGCACGGGGAGAGTTCTCTATTGTAACGCTTGTAATGAGGATCGTTGCATTCCGAACAGATCTCGAGGATTTCCTTGAGAACTTGCTCAGGCAAGAAAGGAAACTTTAATTGGATAATATGACCGAATGGTTCCTGGACCCGGGTAATATGCTTCCGATTTTTAACCGTCATTTGACCTCACTCAAATACAAGTTAATTTTTGCGGGGGCCTTCGGGTGAATGAAGACCCCCCAATAGCAGATTATAGAATAAGGCCACCCGGCATTTCTGTCAAGTGGCCTTATATTAGTTTCAGTTTACGATGATGTTACGCTATTATTTTACGTTCTCCGCACTCAAAAATGGAAAATTATCTGTTAAGCGTAACGAACTTTCTGTTCTTGAATTTCTTGGGCAACATGTACCGGGATATGCGCGGCGTGAGTTCGCCAAAGAACCATGTAAGTATGGTCCCGTCGCCTTTTACCTCTTCCTTCATGCCAACCTTATGCCAGACCCAGCCTGAAACGATCTCGCCAGCCATCCAAGCCATGAATCCCCTGAAACTGAAAAGGCCGTTTTCGTCCTTGTAAACCGTGTCGAACGGCAGTTTCCAGCCATTGAGTTCTTTCATGGCAGAGATATGCTCGATAGACCACTGGACGATATTCAATGCCATTATGTCAGACGTACTTGAGGCATTGGCAAATGCTTTAGCCAGGGCATCTACTTCGGCTGAGGTCATCGGGACCGTGCCGTTATACATCACCGATCCCCCGGATCGGCAAGTGGCACACTGGCACTTTGGGACATGACCCCAGATCCGATAGAAGGCATCGATGGCCAGCGGCAAGAGAAGCCCTGATTCCCAATCGATCGCCTCGTTGTTGGCATGGTTACTGGTCACCATTGTCTGCATTGCCAGCGCCTGAGCATGGGAATAGACGCGCCAGGGATTCCGTGGATCCTCGTCGACCTGGCCGCTGTTCTGTAGCTGGGCGATGATGTTCTTTATCTGGGCGATTACCGATGTCCATATACGCGGTTCACCGGTAAATGATGGTATCGAGACGTCAAACGAAATGGCGCCACGATACTTCCGGGAGAAAAGCCGTCTTTTAATCTTGGGTGCGTACTTTACTATCATTTTTTGCCTCCGAATTTATATTTTTAAGTTCCAGTTTCCTGAGAAGATACCGGGTGTCGTTGCGTCCGTGTGTATTCTGATAACTCTTGGCTATCGTATAAGTGACTGCCGGCACCAAGTTGCCGAGGACGGCCAGCAAATAGGCGATCCAATCTGCCCCCTGCAACCATAGCAGAACAGCTACCAAGCACGCAACGAACATTGAAAAAAGAGTAACCTTGAATTTGGTTGAAGCCAGGTTATCGAGAAGCCCGACTATCAGGTCTTCCCAAGCCTGCTTAATTGAACGTGTGTCTCCGTATCTCATTCTCTCACCTTCCATTTTATTAATTTACCATGACCAGAAATGTGTTAAAAGGCTACCGACCCCAAGCCCGATTAAAAACGGTATTGTATATTTCTTGAATTGCCAGACTAGAAGCATGCCGAGCAAAAAGAACCCGATCATAAATGCCAGTGGCCAGGATTTTTCAGCGGCGCGCACAATCAATGTCCAGGGAATGCCGGGACCAATGTGGGTGTAGAGCCAGACATACCATGCCGGCAATAAAGTTGGTAGTTTACGATGTCTTAATCTCAGGTCAATCCCGTTAGGTTCCCATGGACCCCGGGCGAATAACCGTTTTAGATTGAGACATTCGTTCTTTGCCATGTTTTCCCCGCATCATTGCTGACCTGCATCCGAACTATCGGTACCGCGGCCGGTGTTGGAGTCGGTGCCGGCTCTGGTGTCTTCCAATCCACATTGAAGACATGGGCGTCATAGCCTTTGATCTTTTTCATAACGTCGATGGCTGTCATCGGGACGTAAAAAATACCAGACAGACCCCATTCCTCTGACCAGGAATTGGCACATTTAATCCATCCGGGACTCCCGCGCCTGTCATAGTCAAAGAAACACCATTCATGCCCACCGGCAATAGAAGACTTCTTTGTAATCTCAGGTACTTTCCCTTCCTCATCGGTATTCATCCATGCATCTGCATATGGACCGCCGAAAGAAACAGGCTGTCCTTCTGCCAGTGCAGACAGAATCCCGTTGAGTCCGTCGACCACGCGGTTGCCTTTAATTACCGGGAACTTGGCGGCTTCTGGTTCCAGGGAAGAGGCCGGCGGTGCATTGTCAGGCTCATGGTCGCCATCCTGGTATTTCCAGAAACGTTCGGGCAAGGCCTCTTTGTTCTCGAGCCACCATACCACGTCATCAGGCATAGCGCCTTCCTCATCCAGATACCCGCCGCGATATCTGCCGCCATTGTAAGCCCACCGGGGAGAGAACCAGGTACTCGGGTCAACAATTATCCCGGCTTTCATAGCAAGTGCGGAAATGTTGATGCCGGTGCCGAAACCAGTGCAAGCACCTTCGTTGCCCTGGTCCCGGCGGCGAGGGATTTTATCGTTCGGCCAGTTGTTTGTGAAATCGGGGAGTTCTTCGGGTTTGAACCTAGGAAGGAATAGTTTTGCCAGTGGATTGTATTTGTCTTTTCGCCATCCATTTTTTGTTACATACGACATAGATCATACCCTCTTGTTTTTCTTTTATTATAACAGGCTTGTAAAGACTAATCGCCTAACTTTGGCCAGTTTGACTTCATCCAGGAGACATCAGCGATCAAGGTTGCCAGCTTTGCGGAAACGTCCTGGTGAGTGATTGAACAGACTTTTACCTGGTCATCAAGCCGGGCATGGGCGCGTTCAAGGCTTTTACGTACATCATCAATACGTATGTCCTGCTGCGCCTGACCATCTTTGTGGACATTGGCAGGTGTAGCAATTGTACTACAGCCTCCCTTTGGGTTGGTCTTCATGTACCAGATGAGTACACCCAGCGATATCAGCCCGATGGCCATTCCCATACCTGCTATTCCGAGTTCTGCAATATTTCCAATCTCCATTATCCTTCTCCTTTGTATACCCAAATGCCGTTTTCTTTTTCCCATGTAGCTATAGGCGTGCTCGTATATTTCGTCCAGTCCGCACTGGTCATTTTCCCCACTCTTATCCCGATTGTCTCGGCATAAAGTTCGAAGAAATGGAAACTGTCTTTTTTCTTTATGTCCTTATCTATCTGGATGGCAAGCCCGGAGTGACCTGGATAGAATTCGTAAACTGCGGTGTGTACCAAGGTTCCAACGTGGAGATAAACCTCGGGTATGAATGATATCCAGCTACCCGGAACGCCGTAATACATGTCGTCCCGCCATTTACCGACGGGGTAGCCCGGAGGGTAACCGTTGCTCAACTTTGCAGTGTTAATCATTGCCGCAGCAGTGCAAGCCATCTTTTTCTTATTAGCTTCATCGATCACTCCATTCACCTTGTACGCTAACCACGAATAATTGGAATTTGGGATAATATTAGCTACTCGAAATATCCGCTTCGCCAATTCAATTCTGTAATCACGATTAAATACCCACCAATAGTTCTCTATCTCCCCGGTCGATAACCTGAGTTTAAAATCATCCTTGCTTAAATTCAAATAATCCGTATCGAGCGGTGAATACGTCCAGCCGATCAGGTTCCAGCCAGCCTTTAATTGCCAGGTAAAGTTTCCACATGTCAATGTGCAATCTGAGGATACCTTAATCCAGTATCCGAGGCCTTGTGTTAATTCAGATAGAGTATTGTAATCATCAGGCCAAGTCGGGTTATAAGTGGTCCAGCCACCAGTACCCTCACCCTCTTTGAATGTTTGCACAGCTAAAACTTTATCTTTGATCTGATCGAGAGCATTTCCAATCTCCATAAAAGTCTCTCCTTATGCTACCTTTACTATCTGAAGGAATTGATTATCAGAAGCAGCGTAAAATGTTTTTGTACTTCCTGCATCATGATAAATCCTAACATTCAAATAGTCTCCAGCCACTAAATTTACTATCGACGTTAAGAAACATTTATGCTGCGAACCAGTGGACGACGCGCATGACCAACCCCCTCCTACGCCTGTTGCATCATTCTTATTCAATCCTAATATTATTATCTTCCCATCAACGCCAATATTCATACAGACACCGGCATTTACTATATAAACTCCAGATTCCTTTGCAGTAAATCTAGAAAAGAATAGTTTGTATTCCTCCCCATTTGCCATTATATTAGTATCCAATGTTACATCTGATACAGAGTTAAAGGTTGTAATCTTGGCATAAGTATTATCTGTCGTATTCCATACAAACCTACCAACATCACCGGCTACAAATTGATTAGCAGTGGTGTCTACTAGATGATTAGCAGTTGTAGCGGTTGCTGTACCAGTTTTAACAGAACTATCAAACTCACTCTGAACATCAGTAATCTCGGTATCAAATAATACTTGAGGCCCCCATACACCGCTAGGAATTGACTGAGTCGTCACATTATACGCAAAAACATATGACTGTTTTGCCAAAGTAACAATGCCCTGTTCATGGATTAGGAGAGATTCAACTCCTGCAACATCTACCCTAAAGTGATCATCATCTGCACCTTCCTCTGTTTGTACAATAGTATCCCCATCTGCATCTCGCATCTTGGAGTTCCATGACCATTTAATTCCCGTCGTTTCGCCGCTTGCCGCTTCTGGCCTTTGTTCGTTACTTCCTACTGTTAATTTAGCTGCGGTATCTGGGCCTGTCCCAACTGGCAAATCTCCCTTGGCATCGAAGATGACGTCAGTGGCTACGGATCCGCCACCAGCATCTGCCCATACTAAAACACCTTCACTATCATCCCACATCAAATATTTATCAGCATTCGGATCTGCCGGGAATATGGTATCTCCGCCACCGACGGCATGTTGGGAAGCGTGAGAGGCCGCGGCATAACTATGAGTATGCCCAAGCGCTGAATAAACTGAATCTAAAGACGTTCTCAATAATGTGACAACTTCGGCTAGTGTTTTCTTAACAAAGGCACCGGCACCAGAAGCCACTAGGAAATCATTGATCGCCATGGCCAGTGAATGCTTTATATACTGAGGATGGTCATCATCCGCCAGACCAGTCAATGCTAGGCCATGATCTAATTGTCCACCTTGAGCGCCGGTTGATTGGTGAGTATGATCTGCATTGATCGTAAGAACCCGATGCTGGCTGTCCACCTGGTCCGCATTGAGATTGGCCACAATAGTCGTTGAAATGATTACCAATGGCGGCGTGCCTATCGCCGCATCCGCATAGAACTGCAGAGCCCGGATCTGAAAATTGCCCATGTCCCAGGCGGCAGTCAAAGGGACTTCACAAAGAGGCTTCCGGATCCAGTAAGTTCCGTCATAATATAGGACATCGCCAAGCGTTTGCCCATCAGCTTCGTGGGTGTCAATACCTTCCCAATCAATCCGGGGAAGCTGGTCTCCACCTGCCAAGGTTGCTGTCTTATGTTTCAGATTGTTGGCCATTCTACTTAACTCCTAGTATATCGCAAACGTTAAGAAACCGGAGGCATAAATGCCAGTGACCCCGATGTTCTCCACGGTAATTGTTACCTCAACATTGGAACCGGTGCCATTAGCATAAAATAATACTTCCTGCTGTAGCTTTACCAGAGTCGGATTATCCTCGCCGGTGGCAACGAAGTCGCCACCGCCCTGAACCTTCAAAGCAATGTCAGGATAACCGCCTGCATAAACGCTGTATGCCTCGATAACCATTGTCTTCGCCGATCCCAGGTTGAACTGCTGGATGACAGCGCTTTCACCGGCGGCCAGCGGTATCTCCGGTATATTTACCGTCATCCACTTCCTGGTTGTCTCCGTCTGGTTCCGCCTCGTGCCTGAAAGTATATCTTCAAGGTTGCGTGCGCTTTGCCAACCGCCGAACTTGACCTGCATCCTGTAAGTCCCTGCCTCATATATTCGGCGTATCATACCTATATTCCCGACTTTAGTACTGCCTTCCCTGGCATCAGTGATCTTGCAATAATCAAATAACCTAGCAGTACAATTCATGGGTACTACGGCATCACAGATCTTTGTGCCTATAGTTGCGTTCGCAAATATAGCTGCGGCCAGATCCCCGCATATACCATCAGATGTTATCGCCTCAAAATGCACAAAATATTTATTTGTCCCGCCGGCAGTTCCTTCATATTCATATTGCTGGGTGTCATCATCAAAAGCGCCGCCATATACAGTAACACCTTCAGGAATCACCTTCGCTTTAATATCCTTCTTGATAAAGAAAGTATGGTCCCCGTCCAGTTCATATGCATAATCGTATGTAGTCCCGGTAATCACTGGCCGGATAAACTTTATTCCATCAGTAACACTGTCCCACTGCGGGAAGGCATAGGAATTATCCAGAAGTTTACGAACAGCGACCAGCCTAGTAGTATTTTTGTAAATTTTATATCCGCCACCCGGATTATAGAAGTCGATATCCGTGGCCAACGTTAGAGTTCCCCAGCTCACTAGATAACTTTGGCAGTTAGTATAAGGTGCCAGCCCTGACTCAAATATGCCCTCGACAATAGTGCTTGGATCTACATCTTCTGCAGGGATATAATCCTCACTGGCTCTGTCATTAGCCATCCTGCTCATTATCCCTTTGCATCTCAAGGTAAGAGTAAGATGACCAGGTCTTGAATCAAATTCTGAATCATAGATCCATACCGGTGCCTGGTCTATATAATCACCTGCAGCCGCAATAACAAAACCGAATCCTATTGTGATTTTGTAACCGGCTAAATTAAATCCGGTCAATGCCTTATCCGCATTGCTGAGAACAATATTGACTTTTTCGGCATAAGGTTCTTGCACCTGATCAACATGCAATATCCTGTTTGGTGTATCCAGTGTTGTATAGGTGTAGGTAGTTTGCCCCGTCAATTCCATTAACAGCCTGATATACGGGGTGTAAGTTTTCTTTTTCTGTTCGGCAATTACTTCAGCTTCACCCATTATGGGTTCCCCCCCGGTTGATATCTCGAATCTATTGCAGCAAAGCAATTGAAATCAACAATATCTGTTTCACCATCGTTATAAAATATAATTGCTACCGGAGTCCCCCCTGCATCATAACTATCATATAAATCGATGACATCTCCCTTATAATAACTATTGGCATCACCGGTAAACAAGGTGACCCAATTCTCTGCATCTGAATCCCAGACAACGATTATCATTTTCCCGGCGGCATCTTCATTTACATCTATACCCCAGACGTTGTATTCACCTAGGTACAAGGTCCGGTAATGAGGCAGGACAAATATGCTGATAACTATCCATTCGTCCGGGTGCAGATCCTCGCCAACAACATGATTACGCAGTTGTGCAGATTTTACTACTTCTAGTTCAAGAGAAATATTACTGAATGTCACATATGAGCCTACCCAGCGTGTTTCACCCGGTGCAGGTTCATTTGGATAATATGGCCTAGTATCTGTCTCTCCGATCTTATCAACTACTGAAAATTTAAAATATTCGTCATCAAGATCTACAAAATCGACCACATCAAATTCATAATTATTTACTGCGTTCACATCCATTTCGCCAATATTACTATTAGCATCTTTCAGATTTGCCCAAGTAGCAGAATAATCACCAGGCAAGTTACCAACTCCAATTTTACCTAGCCGTGCCCATACTGCATCATCGCCAATTGGTGTCACAGTTATTTTTAATTTTGCAGATTTAACGTAGTCCCCGAATTCATATCCATAACCTGCTAAATTTATATAAAAAGCACCCCTGCCAAACCGTGCAGTATTTGAAAAACTCCCATCGTAATATTTCATAATTTTTGCGCCCGTAATTAAATCACTTCCAGATCCACCAGCTTCCGAAGTTAAATTTCTTGCAATTGGCCAATTTGTATCCAGAGAGATATTAACTTCTTCCCAGGTTTCATAGGATCCTGAATCTAAACCGTTATACCAAATGAATGTAAAAACCGAAGTATGATTATTTTCTTCTTCTGCGGACTTTTTAAAATTCAGACACCCCGAAGGCGTCATCCAGTTCGGAAAATTAAAGGCCTCTTCTTCCGGTATATAATCCTGTGTAAAACCAGATACTTTCCTGCCAGACAGGAAGCCACCTAGTCCCACTACCTGCCTGAAATATCCGGCTGAATAATGCCAGTCTATCGAACCAACATTGCCAGTGTGTTCATCCGCCACCAGCCCTGTGACTTCGAAGTAAATATCGTAGTTATCGTAACTGGTCCAGTTGTTTTCCAAATCGCCATAAAATTCATTGCCGCCAACCACACTTGGATCTCCATCGAAATATGTAACCGTAGCCGCCGGTTCGCCACCACTGGTTGTAAGCGTGAAAAAGTACGTGCCTGCAACCAATGTTTGAGCAGACGCGAATTCAAAAGTCACTAGACCGCCGTCAACCGTCACATCATCATAGTCAACTTCAACTGTAGCCAGCGGGACGCCGTCAGGCAGACCACCGACTGTAGCATAAAGCCGTAGAGTAACCTTGCGGTTTGCATCGCTACTTTGCCGGGATAATTTCACCTTGATGTTATATATCGTTTCTTGGGCTACCAGCACTATGGATTGGCCAAGCACCCATGTATCATCCAATGTATAGTTTTCGGTCTCGTTATGACTGGAGATTATTGTCGCCTGCCCGGAACTACGGGCATCCTCAACCTTGATATAATGCCCAAGCTTCAAAAAGAAATCCATCGGACACTCAAACGCGCCCTTGAATTCGCTGACTATGATATTATTCATGATGCCTTCGGCCATCGCCTGCGCCTCGGCATCGCTGGCTAGCCCATAAGCCTCAACAAAATATGACTCCGGTGTCAGAGCATAAGATGCAGCATCATAAGCATCACCCTCATATGTATACACCAGATCAGGGACTTTGTTGCCATCCCCGTCATACCCTCTATCCTCAGATACAGTTGATTCAACATGAACATGGTTAGGGCTTATCAGCTTGTCATTACGGGTATGCCAGAAAAACACATGCCCATCCAGGGAGAATGTGTTCGCGTAATCTGTGCCGGTTGTCACCGGGATCCTGATGTGTATCTTCTCATCGTTCTCCACACGCATGAACGAATCACTGAGATCCATTAAAGCCCGGACGACATTAAACCGGACTACGTTAAGGCCAACGTAAAAATTTTCTGATGGAGAATACAGGTTTATGCCAGATAACCCAGTGTCACCGTGCCAGACCACGCTGTAGCCCTCACAGTGGCTAAAGGGGGTCATTGTAGCCTTCAATATCTGGTCTACCATGTTTTTGGCATTCCCGCCACCAGTATACTCAATACTGGCATGTTCCAGCCGCATCTTTGAAATCATGCCGATTGTCTTCAGGGTTATAGTCAATTTGCCTTGCTCTGAACCAGATTCCTGTTTATTCACCCATTGAGGAGGCTGCGCCTCATAATATGCCGTCCCGGATATCACCAGCCCGAACGAAAGCACCGCCTTGTAATCCCTGAAATCTATATCCGTCAGTGCCTTGTCATAGTTTGAAAGGACTATCTCGCCCTCATCCTTGAACGGATCCTGATGAATATCAACGGATATAATCCGATCGGTTGAATAGTAATCGTAAGATGTGAAACCGGACTTTGTTAATGCCAGATGAACATATGGAGTGTATGCGTTATCAGCCTGATGTGCTCTTAAAACAGATTGAGCCGGATCGAAAAAGAACGGGAACGTAAATGTGAAAGGCACACTATTTAACTCCCGCCTTTAGGCATGACTCACTATGCATACCCCTTCGGCAACCAACCAGGACCTATGTCATCATCTACATATTCGGGGATGCCCTCAAGCATTTCGGTATATTGATTCATAAAAGTTGTGGCAAAAGACTTGAATGAATTAATCAGGTAAACCACATTTACTTCCTGCTCAATTATAGCGACGTAAGACTTTGCCTGATCCATATAACCTTTTGCTGTTTCAGCTTCTCCAGCGGCTATCTTTATGTAATCTAATGCCTGTTCAACATAGTTCTGACAGATTTTCAGTTCACCTTCTGCAGCGGCTATAGAACCTTCGCCTTCCCTTACCTTGCCCACTCCGCCGGCTATTTCTTGTTCAGCAATACTTATGTAATCAGTCGATGATTTTGATTTATCGACATATGCGAGAGCCTTATCCAGATATGCCTTTGCGTTCTCCAATTCCGTTTTTGCGAAATCAGCATAATTCTCGGGTACTTTTTCACCATGGTTTACCGTGGTAATATACGGTGCTCCTGTGGTCAAATCAACGATAGCTGCATTAATTCTGGCAGCTACATCGGCAATCGCCGTGTCAAAAGCAGACAATGCAGCAATTACATTCGTCCTGTGAGTACCCAGATCGGTCGCCGCCTGTGTTAATCGTGCCGCTACCAGCCCTACGGCAGTTCTGTTTGTGCCTATGTCCGTTAGCGCCTGTGTTATTCTGGCCGCAATATTACCAAGCGCAGTCCTGGCAGACGCCAGATCGGTTGCCGCCTGGGCCAGCCTCGCCGTCGCTGTACCTACCGTTGTATTCGCTGTACCTATTTTGGCAACACATGCGGTAATTCTGCCAGTTATTTGACTATTTAAATATTGTTGTGCTGCAAGAGCTACTAATCCTGTTATTAATATTTGGTCGTATTTAGACGGTATGTCGCTGGCACTCGCAGCGATTGAATACTCTCCTCCCCAATATAAATAGCAAATACTGGCTGCATCAGCATACTTTGTGATATTGACCGTGTCGGCGCCGGTCGTTTCCTCGAATGGTACCTCGAGATGAAGGTGAGTATTGCTTACGACTTCAATCACCCGGTAATATTTTGTCGTTCCGGACTTTGCAATAAACATATTCTTTGACATCTCCGTCAAGAATAATGTTCCAGAACCAGAGACGCCGTTGTCATTCTGGGTGAAGGTTACAGTACCCGTCAGTGTCCCTGTGGTGACGGTGGGCTCATAATCAATGTCGATCTCCACCAGATCCACGGCGTCGTCATGTTCCCGCCAGTTTCTAAGGTTTGGCGGATTATAACCGCTGGGATATTCCAGGCTGAGTATCTTCTTCATCCCAGTCAGACCGGATATGTCAATGTTTTTAGTGCCATCTATTACTAACAAAGCGGTCCTTTTTTTCTTTGGTACCCGCTTTGAAAGTTCCCTCACTATATTATCAAGCAAATTTTGGAGATCAGTAGCTAACCAAATTGCGTTGGCTGTATCTTTCAGGATATATTCAGCAGCATCAACGACATGACTCTGATCCAGACCTGTCTTTACGCTCATTTATGCTTCCTCGCCAATATCCTGACCAGTCGCCTTCCTCGCCTCGCTGTATGCAATGGCGGCGCACATCTTACTCTTGTTCTCATCGGTCATCCCGGGGCGCATCGGCTCATCCATACAGGCCTTTATTTTCATGGAAATCCAGCTCCGGATAGCGACTGGACTGCTATCTTTAATCAGTGTATTCTCAGGCATTTTTAAATCCTCACTCGGCAGTATTGTTTTTTATCTCGACAAGTTCTTCTTTACACTCATCGACGGCATCTTTTATCTCAACAAGTAGCTCTCTCATGTCCAAGAAAACTTCGAGATTAAGTTTGGCAACGATGTCAGTGTGCTCGCTTAAAGCAGATTGAATCTGTTCTGCAGTTCGCATTTTAACACCCCTGAACGTATATGCTTCTGTCCGCCGCCTGATTGCCGGCCGCTTTTATCCTTAAGAATTGGATAGCCCCGACAAAGAAGGTAATCCAGATATCACCTTCAGTAGCAGTGGTGGCATGGGCAAAATGCCCGGTAGCATTGCCGTCAAAGGCCTGTACCTGCTTTGGAGACTCAGCCTGGGCATCTTCTAAATTTTTCCCCTTACAGGCGTATACTGAAACCACTCCTGAAGTCAGAGCCGGCAAATGCACCTGTACGTGAGAAAAGTATCCGCCCAGATCAACAATCTTTGAAAACTGATCGACATCGTCCCCAGTGAACTCAGATGCCCTATCAATATCGATCAGCGCCAGTTTCCATTCGCCTGGAACATTTCTACTCATAATCTGTCTCCCAAAAGGATTCTCCGCCGGCGGTGCAAGTATGTGATGACCTGCCCGGATCCCCGGCGGAGTTATCCTATTTGCTTATTTTGGTTTTGCTTTGGGCGCGGCTTCCTCAACGGGTTTGTGTGGCTTGCCGTTTTGATCCTTGCCGCTGGCCGGGTGCCCGTTCGGGAATATTGATTTTTCACTCATATTTCAATTCTCCTTATTCGAGCATTAGCTGGACTTCCAGATCGCCGTACCCGGACACAGTCCTGGAAGTAAGGTAGCCAACGGTATGAGTGCCATGAGCCGCTTTCAGAGCGATACATCCATCCGTATGGAGTTGCGCCATTCTTTCATCGGCGGTATCGCCGAAGTAAGCTGTAGGCGTAATTATTGCTCTACCCTTGCGCTGGATCCATCCGAAATAACCGGATGTAAAGGTCGGTCCAAGGAACACTCCCATTGCGGACACGAATGTTGACCCTTCAGCAGCAGCATCTTTCAGTTGGCTGAAAATGGATGCGTAGGCTGTCACGCCGGCGCCACCCGTTGCCGCTGTCAATGTCCCGGTAGTTACATATGCGCCAGTTGTACCAACGGTCAACGCAACCGGAAGCGGGGCATCCAGGTAAACCTTGGTGTACGGAGTCACTGTTTCATCGTTGCCACAAATCCTTATCTCGCAATAAGGACCGCCCACTGCGGGGTATATGGCCAGCATACCGTCTTCAAAGAAGTTCTTTGCGTAGACAGTTGTCCGGATGCCGGTGCCAGAAGCGGCGATGATGGTCCACAGTTTTACCCATTCCTGTCCTGCAGGGGCAGCTTCGTACAGGTTTCCTTCGAAACCATCATCGGCCACATAGCCGGTGACTGCACCTTCAGCATTGGCATTGACGACCATTCTTGCCAAAGGAACATTGGTAGAAGTTGCGCCGAACTTTCCATACCGGAAGACTCTGCCATCGGCAAATTCCAGTTTGGTGCCCAGGGGGTAAAGTTGTTTGGACGACTGAGCGTAGATATCCGGTTCCGCCGGGATATCCGTCAGACTCATGACGATGTTGGCCGGTAACCACAAGGACATACCGTTGCGGTTATCAATTATAGCCTGGTGTTTTACTATGCTAAGTGTCATTTAATTCACCTACCTATACTCTAATTAATAAACCACTTCGGCATCGGTGACATCGAAGATTCTGCCGATGGCCATGGGACTGCCCATCAGCGGAACGGCATACGATATCAACTTGATACCTTGTGCATCGACCTTTTCCGGAATGTCGGTATAGTCCACCAGCTTGTAGAACTTACCCGACATGCTGGGATCGCCGTAGAAGAAACCCATGCCGGGCTCTTCATTAATGACATTGCCATATTTAATGGCGAAAACGGAATAGGTAACCGTGCTCGAAGTCCATTTGGCCCGAGCGTTGGCACTGGCGCCGGTCCCGGTGCTATCCTGTTCCTTGGCCAGGTAATCGGTGCGAATAATGGGAATGCCACCGAAATACGTGGTCATACCGCCGGCAGAATTGGGTGTCTTGGTTATCATGCTGAGAGGACCAGCAGTGGCAGTGGCGAACCTGGCAAGGCCAGCTTCCTCATATGCCGCGTCAATCCTCAGAGCAATACAAGCCGGCATGTAGAAGGCGTCTATCCCATGCTTCATGAGATTGATGAGTGTGCGGAGATTGAACAGGGACAGGGGGCCATTCTGATCTATATTCAGACCAGAGAAGTCGGTGCCATAGTTTTCTGCGGCCAGCGCATGCCAGCCATCCCACTGGTCAGTGCCACCGTATGTGGTGTCATCGTATATCAACCGGTCGCCGAGCGCTCTGTCAATGCCCTTAATCGCCGACTTGGTGGCGGATTGCTTGGCGTTAAACCAGGTTCCATACCTTACCAAATCCTCGTTATCAACGAGCCTGGCAATATAGCATTTCTTGGTGGTTGCTTCGACCGAAGTGTGCTCCATGTCGTTTGTCCAGACGGTTGTTTCGCCGCCAGAGCTAAACCGCTTCACATCTCCATCCAGGACTGTCTTTTCGCGGTTGTATCTGATCTTGGTACCTGTTACCAGGCCGCCGGGCAAACGTGCAATAGGATTTTCACGCTTGATATCGGTTTCGATGACACCCGGAATAAGCATTTCGGTGGCGAGTTTTTGCTTCTCCGCCACCGAAGCCCAATGTAGGGTATCAACCATGTGAATTACTCCCTAAAAATCTATTCTTTTTTAGATGCGTTAGAGAGTAGGTCTTTGACTAAATCGTCTGTTGTCTTTGGCTGTCCGCCGCCTGTGTTCCCCGGTCCGGTTCCGCCAGGTCGCGGCGCCGGTGGAGAACCTGCCCCTATATTTGTAATGAACCCCGAAACAACCAAAGAATTACCATACTCTCTGATTTTCTCCGGAGTGTCACCGCCGAATTTGAGAAGATTGGATCTGACTGCCTTGGCCTTTTCACCTGTTAACTTGTTGTCGGAGAGAAATTTATCGGCTTCCTGATCGAGTAACACTGCGTTAGCAGTTGAGAGTCGATCAGTATGGCTCTTTTTCTCTGCCTCAAACCTGGCTGTTTTAGCATCGATTTCTCTTTGCTTGTCTTCCAGCGCATGCCTGGCCTTGATGACATTCACAATTTCAGGATTCTCGCCAGCCGCTTTGATTTCCAGATCTCGCGCCCTTTGTTCTGCCTGTGTAATTGCGGTGTCTTTGATGGCCACGGTGTTTTTGAGGGATTCATTCTCGCCAGTCAATGCGGCTATCTTGCTATCCAGCTTTGAATGCCGCTGATTGGCAGCTTCCTCAATGCGCTGATTTAATTCAGCCTGAGTTAAGGTGATCTTCTCGTCTTCGGGTTTTCCTGAAGGGGTGTCGGTTGCAGCAGATGGGGTTCCGCCGTTGCCGGGAAGCCCTACCTGTTTTCCGTCTCCGTCCATTATGAACTCCTTTAACTTATTTGTGCGGTTCGACTTACCGCTTACAAAAACAATCTACATAAACATGCCGGCAGTTGTCAAGCTTGCCCCTGTTTATTTGCCTTTGAATCCAGGCAGATTGAGAGCAGTCTTCAAAGTTATTTGCCAGTATCCGAAAGTGACACCGTCACGGTCAAATGAAGGATGAGTCTCGCGGAACTGCTTTCTCTTCTTGAGGTCCGCGGAACCATCGGCATTCCTCAGTTTTTCATATTGGGCGTAAAGCTTGAGAAACTCATCAGACTCAGGCGGATTCATGACCTTCAACCGGGCGTCTTGCATTCCTTTCTCGGTCATCATGAAGGCATTGAAGCCGGGATGGGCAAGCCTGAATTGCCACCGGGCATATTCCTTCTGGTCATCCCGGGTGAACTTTGTGTCGATGCCGTTGTATTCGTCCCATTCCTTCTGGGTAATCTTGTAAATGTCAGCGGCCTTGATGGGCACCAGTGTCTTGCTGAATACCCCGATGCCTTTGTCCGGGATATTGAATTCCTTTTGCCATTGTTTTACCAGTTCAACAGCGTCGGGATTCTTGGCGTCGGCATTATATCCCCAGAACAACAGGATAGCCTCGACCTCTTTATTCGCCGGGTCTTGGCGGTAGGCCTCTCGAGACGTCCGGTCAGCATTGCCATAGGCGTCAACCAAGTCCCAATAGGCTTGGAGTTTCAATTTGTCCTGAGCCAGTTTGTAAAGCAAGGGGTCGACGTCCTTCATCTTCTCGTTGGTAATCGTCTGGATCTGATCGTATGTCGGCTTGCCGTATTTCTTTATGAACTTGTCTATCCGGTCTTGCCGGGCATTGAAACGTTCCTCATCGGTGAGGCCGGTTATGCCCTCATCATTGAGAACATAATTCCACCATTCGTCCAGAGCTATATCGAAGTCCTCGAGGAAGCCCTGGTCCTTCTTTTTGGCAAGGCTCCTGTCAAACTGAGGACCGACCACATTGACGAAATAAGGTTGCTTTTGTTCGTTCTGGGATTCATTCCAGGCGGTTTCATGGGACTTGCTGACCATATCCCGGAATTCCTTCGTGGTGAAATCTTTTTTTGCGGCGTCCTGGAGAAATTTGATCTGTTCGATATCTCGGGCGTCACGGTCTTTCTTTATCCTGTCCCGACCGGCATTGTATTGAACCCACTCGGCAGAACTCCATTGCTGGCGCTCGACCTCGGCGGTATCCAGAAGAGTTTTGAGCTCAGGGTGCACCTGGAGAATTTTCCGCTGGGAAAGGTCACCCAGAACATACCAGTTGAACTTGTCGATGCCTTTGTCCAATGCTTCCCTTTGCTGTGGAGTGAGGTCAAGTTCGTCCATCATCTCCATAACTGCAGGGTAGGCGGCATTGTTGAAGATTTCCATCTCGGTTTGAGCGTATGAATTCAGGCCGAATAGCTGGGTAGCAAACTCAAGGGGCGTGGCCGGTTTGTCTCTGGTGACCAGATTCTGAGCCATTATCGGCATCACCTTTTGGAGAATGTCGATACCCCAATCCTCAACGCTGTCCAGCCGGCGCCCGAGAAAGTCCCTGCCCGTCATTATTTCTTTTGTCAGGTTGATGAGCGGGGAACTTTTGCTGAAAGGCATCCTCAGAGAATCCCGAACCAACGGGTCATTCATGATGTCCTGATTCATGTCGAATTTGTCCCAATCGACCTTAGCGAACCGTCCTGGTGCCGTGCTGAGGTTAGCCACTATGCTGACTACATTTCTCATCATGGTGAAAAAGCCCGGCAACCCCACCCATGTACCGTTGATATTGAGCTTCATGAACTTGCTACCATCACCGCCAAGCTCTTCCGGTGCTGGGTTAAGATGGGGATCCTGATCGTTGAACACCGACATTATGACGTAGACGCCGGTCCAGGCCATCATTGAAAGGCCAACGATCTTTCTGATTTCATTGGCTGTAGCGCCCCGGGAGAAGAGATTTCCCAGAACAATAAGTTGACTGCGGAGATATCGCGGGGCGAATAAAGCAAAACTTTCAACTGCTCTCTGCTGCGCGCTAACTCCCATTGCTCTCGTCGACACCACGCCGGTCATAATATTCCAGAGATTCGCCAGCTCCTTTTGATTCTTGCCGGAAGCGCGCCAGGCATCTTCCATACTGGAAATTCCCATGACGCGGACCATCTCACCAAATGAACTGAAACCGAAACTCGCCCGGCCAAATACGGTGTTAACTATGGTGGCCGGTATCTTCAAGGCCGTCGGCGCATGTGCCAGTGCCCGGCCGATTTTACTCGAGGCTTCATAGAACTCGGTACCACTCTGCCCGGTTATCATGCCTTGAGGAATAAACTCATCGTAGATCGACTTATACCTCGTCCGGAAGGCGGCGGTCACATTCGGGTCGAACATGGAAGCGATATGCATCCCGAATGACTTTGCCCAGATAGCACTCGGTTTTCCATGGAGCCACATCCGGACATCCTGACCAAGCGCGAACAAACCCTGAATCATGGGAGCTGAGAAGTCGAGGGATGCTTCCACTGTGACAAAGCCGCGTGACAGGGTGCTCAGGCCTTTTGCCCAGCTTTCCACTTTCTCATTGAAGGCCTTAGCCACGGCGTTCTCGATCTCCGCCCCGGTAAATTCACGCCCGTCGATTTTGATGTCGGCGAAGATCTGACCGGTCTCAGGACTCCGGGCGTCGGTGAGTCCGACATGGTTGAGATAGTCCATGATCTTCTTTTTCTGTGCGGCCGCGGCGTTGCGGGTGACCTTTGCCTCGCCCAGAACCTTCTTGGCTTCCTCGAGCATGAGGTCGACCGTCTGCTTTTGCTTCAAGTCCATGACCTCATATGCCCGGCTGTAAATATGTTTGGTAATCTTCTGGACCATAAACTGGTCTTTGGTTAGAAGCCCGATAGCCTTTTTTATCTGGGCGATGGTGACCGGGTTATCTTTGGCCACCGGGACGCCGTTCCGGACTATATCAAGTTTGGCCAGAAACTCTTCTGGTTTCACCTTGAGCCGGGCCCACATGTCATTGCTGATCGAGGAAATAAGTTTCTGGAAACTCTCTTTGTTATAGGACAGCGCCTCATCGAGCAGATCTGAAAGCTCAGGTAATGTTCTCTTCAATGCAGTCCTAGTGGACCCGGAGAGAACCTCGCCTCTCTTCAACCGTTGAATGATGGCGACCGCCTGTTTGGCTTTCACCAGTGCCGTGTCAGCATCGGCACCGAGCCACTTAGCGAACTGCCCTAGGTGGGTTTCGCTTCCGGGATGTCTGGACATGGTCTCGAGTATACGGGTGGCCTGGACATTGCCGATGCGTCTGTAGATGCCTTCCTGGTAAGCAAGCAAGGCCTCGAGAGGGTCATCATAATCATAACGGTCAATACCGTCGACCATCATGTCAATAAACCTTTGTTTCTCGGCACCGGCTTTCCCGGTAAGGGATGCCACATAGGTGCCAGTGCGCCTTATCTGGTTATCGGCCAGGCCTTTGACGCCAGTCACCCGGCGGGTGAAAAACTCACGTAGACCGGAATAAACCCGGCGGTGAATCTTGATGTCATATTTATCGGCAAAGTCAGCCATGGTATTCTGCACATGCATGGCCGTGTCGATCCACTCTTCCACCTTGGGGTCAATGAAATCGAAATAGCGATGGTTTTCAATGACGTCGCCGGGAGCCAGACGGTTGCTCTTTACAAGGTCCTCGAGGCGCAAGAACGTCTCATCCAATGTCGACGGCGAAGGCGGACTGAGGATGACTCGAGTGTTGTCGACGAACCCGTCGGCGTTCACGCCCATCATCTTCTTGAGATTGCCAATATTATTCAGCCGGCTTCTGGTCATATCGATGGCACCAGCGGCCAGGTCGTCGTAATTGGCCTTGACTATTTTGGCAGTCTTGGCAATCTTGGTGACAGCATCGCCTTTGATTCTACCCTTAAACCGGGTATTCAATTCGCTGATGATATCGGTCAGTTTAAGTTTGGTGGGATCCGGGATGATGATATTCAGCCTCTTTGCGATCTTGGGCATTATTGCCTTGGCCGCTTTGCCACCGGCCTTCCTGAGCGGATAACTGAGCGGCGCTGCGAGGGCGTCGCCGATATTCAAATCATGGGGAACCTTGCCGGCCAGTTTTTCAATGACCGCCGATGTCCTTGTCAGCTTGGTCGCTTTGCTAAGAAAACCCAGACCTTCGAGGGCGAATTTCACGCCCTTCCCAATCGGGATGAGATAGACGGGATTTACCACTTCACCAAAACCTTTGATGCCTGGTCCTGATTTCCAGGCGTCGTACCGGGCTCTCATAACCATCGGGTTTTGCAGGTTGAGGGAACGCAAGGCCGACGGGATGAAACTGGTATCGCTCTTGTCCCAACCAAGGAAGGCATCGTTCAACTTCTTGACGAAGTCATCATAGGCCGGGTTATCTGAAATAAACAGGGCACCGGGCGCATAGGAAATATGCCAGCCGTTTTCGTGGCCATATGCCGGCGCAATTTTGCGCCGCTCGTCTGGGGTCAGCGTGGCCAATTGGTCTTCAATGAGATTGTTGACGAAGGTATGATTCAGAGCCATGGTAGTAACCATCGCCGCCCACCATCTATCGCCCTCAGCTAAGAGATCCAAGGGATTCCAATCAAACGTGAGGGTATTGCCGCTCTGCATATGCTCGAGAGCCACGTCGACGCCGGTTTTCTCGCCGTTGAGATAAGCGGTAATCAGCGCCGGTTCGACGCCACATGTCCTGAATACCTGAGCCACATCTTTCTTGTCGCCATGGATGTCGAGAGCTTTCAGCTTCTCACCAAGTTCAATAATATCGACGGCTTCGAAGTTTGTTTCGAGGTCGTCATAAACAGTCGGTTGTTTCGGCTGTCCCGGATAAATCTTGGCAATTTCGTCATCGGTAGCGCCAAGCCAGTGGAGAAGGCTTTCGGTTTCAATGGTACGCCCGTTTTGTTGGAGCAATTCATAGAACTGAGTCGGGTTCTGCCTGACCTCAGCCTCTATCTTTTTAAGGTTCTCGGGCACCGGTACAGGGATCGGCTTCTCGGTCTTCACAGCAAAGGCACCGCCGGTCTTGTCGTTAAGTTGCGACAGGGAAATCTCTCCGGCCTGGTAAGCCAGTGCATCTTGCGGTGTTATAATACCGCGCTCGGTCATCTGGACCAGGCCGCGGAAGGCAGTTTCTTTTTTGCCAGTGTTTTCAAAGTCCTGTAACTCATCGAATGTATAAAAATCGGGCATGAAGGCCGGCGGCACGTACTCGAGGGATGGCATATTGACGCCGATGACCTGCAACATCTCTTTGAATTCAGCGTCATCTTTGGCCTGGTAAATCTTGCCGCCCGGCGAAATGAAAGTGTTGTCCATGGCACCATAGGTGAAGCCGGTGGGCAATTGAGGCCTGACCTGTGCACCCACTGTCGCTGGCTTTATGAGTTTGGGAATCTCACCCTCAATGCCTTCAATATTTGTGGGAAGCACCGGGACCTTATACTTGCCATCTGGGAAAAATGTACTTTCCTGAGTGACCGGGTCAATTTCCCAGCTCCCAGACACCCGGAAAAACTGAGTGCCTTCCTGGATGATATTGGAATCGACGGTGATAAGCTGGAAGTTTGAACCGCCACCCTGGACGGCAATCCCGGCCTTTAACCGGGCATCATAGTCAGCCTGAATTAATTTTGTAAGGTCTTCAGGATTTATGCCAGCGATATTCAAACGTTCAGAATTGGCAAAAGAAACTCTAACCTGATTAAAAAATACCTTAAGATCGCCTGGATTCGGGGCATACCCCAGCCGGCCGATATTTGCACCGCCCAGCCTGATGGCCTCTTGGATGACTGAAAGCGGAATCCCTGCCCAATAAGCCGCCTGAGCGTTCCATTCGGTTATCGGAATCGCGTCCTGAAGGATGCCATGTTGCTCTTCGGTCAAGGTATAGGGCGGCAAATAAGTAATATTCTGTTTGAATTCGGCAATTGATTTCGGTTCAGGCAAACCATGGTCAAGAGAATACTTGATCGCCTTGTCCATATCCTGAAAGTCTTCAGGCTTTTCAGGAGGCAATTGTTCTTCACCTGGTGCAGGCTGTGCACTAGGTTGTTCTTCAGATTTACCAATTCGTACTGCACCGGCTCCGATTAATGGACCTTTACCAACATTCCATTCAGGTATAGGTATGCCCGACTCGTTTATTGGAATTAACTTTTCTTCTTTTGGGCTTACACTTTGCTGACTTGTATCAATAGGGTTGCCATTTTCATCAGTATCCGGCGGAAGATATTTAGATTTGAGAGATCTCCGGATATCAGGATCAATAATATTCTTGATCGGCATAATTTCACCGCCTTAACGAACTATTTCAACTCCGCAATTTCTACAGAATTTCCATTGTCCATCAATAGCTAATCCACAAATTTTACATTCACTTTCTTTTATAAGTTCCGTTCCGCATCCCTCACAAAAATTCAAAACCTTCCTTGGATCTTTCCACGTATCAATCCATAGGTGGCATTTTGGACAATAAGGCAAATACCGGGGAACTGTGGTTTTCGGTTTTGACTTTAAATCTTTCTTCATCGATTTCTTGTTTTTCATTTTAGAGCATAGGTT